GATACTGCCAGTCTTTTTGACGTAGTCTTGTGGTTTAAAATTGTGGCTGACACACCATTCGGCCAATCGAGTTTGCAGAGCTTCTTTGGTGGTGTCACTGGAATCAAGATCTAGATCACCCGATGTGGGTTTCTTGCCCGTGGTTCCTAGCCATTTTTCTGGATAGCCTTCGGGGTGTTGCGAATCGGCTGTGTCAGGATCCAGTTCGCCATGCAGATCTAAACCGGTCAACTGCTCCAGCCATACCACAGTGGGTTCGACATCAGCTTGATTGATTCGCTGTGTGAGCGCACGACCGTCGGCATCTTTGAACACGTTGCCGCCTTCAAAAATATTCATCGACCGTTCCAGATTTGTTGTACCAAGCTGTCCATCCATTTGTTACCGGTTGATCTAGTAGGAGCAGGACCGCCTGCTTGGTGGGCCGCTCGATTCAACAAATAAAGATTGGTGGAATCCAGTCCGGTATCAACCGGTTCTAGGGTATCATCCATGGGCTGACCCAGATTTGATCTCGAACCAGCTTGACCTTGATAGGCAGGATCTAACGGGTCTCGTTGTTTGGCCTGTACCACATGATTGGCAGCCACGGCCAAGGTAAAAAAGTTTTTTACCAGTTCCTTTTGCCCGGTCGAGTCGTTTTTGGCGGCCACAATTTGCTTTAACAAAGGCTCCAATTGATTTTTAACTTCGGCATCGGACTCTAGCTTTGCTAAACTGGTAGTTTTTAATTGACTGTCAACCCAGCGACGAAATCCATCAGCATAAGGATCACTAGCAACAGGTGCTGGTGCTGGTGCTGGTTTTTGAGTAACAGTTACACCTTGATTGCGTTGACGTGATCTGGCAGATAGGTCCCCAACAGCTTCGGTTACCGAAGCTGTTGGGGTAGTTGGGGTAGTTGAGTTAACTGGGGCAGTCATGGTGGCAAGTCGTTGTGCAATAGATGGCCATCGGGCCACTACACTATTGATCCATTGTTGTGCCGCTGGATTTTTTTTCAATTTGTCTATGGCTTGGGCCAAGGTAGGGACCGGTTCTGGCGGTGGCAAGTTTTTTTCCAGTTTGGCCGCGGCCTTGGCTGCTTGTTGGTTAATTCGACCTTGCTCGGCCGATCTGCGTGCTTGACGCCCAGCGTCAGTTGGCATCAAGGTAGTACCGCCACTCTTGATCGCATCGCCTACGGTGTTAAAAATTCCGGCTTCGTCCAGCTGAGGTTTTCGTGGCTGTGTCAGTTCATGAATTTGCATCTGTTCGTCTCACTGTTCTAGTAAATTTGGCCGGATCCCTTAGCTTGATGGCATTGATCAATTTACGCTGTAGATTTTCAGCTTGTTCGGCTGTGTAACTTGAATCTATTTGTTCTAGTAGTCGTATGGCGCTGGCAATCACATTTGCGGCGCGATTTTCAATCACATGACGCTGATCACGCTCGGCGTACAAGGTTTCCAATTCTTCTAGAATACTGCGAGTTTTCTTTTGCATAGGGTCAGGACCTTTTTATTATTTAGCGGGTTTTTGAACTATTTGGTCCTAAATTAACTAGCTTTAATCTGTCCAAGCAACTGTTTTAGTTTAGCACTATGCACGTCGGCTGTGATCTTGCCTACCTCACCCACTTCTGTATCCGCAGTTTCTGCGGCAGTAACACGACTTTGTGCCTTGATACTTTCATAGATGTTGGGTTTTTTGAATCCACCGCTGGCCGATTCGTCTTCGCCGGGGTCTGTGATACGCATGGTTTCAATGTTGTAGTCTAAATCAATCTTCATGCCCACACCCGTACTTGACCTTGACTTCATACATTGTATTTGATATTTGCCACGTTCTTTCATGGCTCGGCTGGTAAAGATACCAAACACATTGTCCGCAGTATTGATCTTGCTTATACCACCGCTAATATGGCTATGATCAAATTCCACTTCTTCTACCGCACTACGATTCAACTGCGACGCAGTAACAAACAACACATTGAGTTCTTTGGCTAGGTTACGCAATTCTTCTGAAACATACTTGTCCTTGACAAACAGATCATTTGGACTGACCTTGGCCGATACCGGCATCAACAAATCCAAGTAGTCACACATAACAAAGTCTACCCGAATTCCGGTTTGCACTTGTACTTCTTTGATATAACTGCGGATGTCGTTGATGTTGCTCTGTGCTGGCAGGGCCTTGATTCTATATTGTCCGGCTTTCTTGGACACCAATTTAACTTTAAGTTCAGTCTGATCAATGTCTTTGCGTATTTCTTTGGTGCTCATACCGGCCAGCATGGCATCAGTTCTTAGGGCACACAGTTCTTCACTAAGTTCCAAACTGATATACACGCCACTTAGTCCAGCCTGTAACCATGATAATGCTATGTTCATCATGACAAGACTCTTGCCCGATCCAGATCCGCCGGCAAAGATGTTCAGTTCGCCACGGCTGAATCCACCATACAAGATACGATCCATCTGCGGCCAACCTGTACTAACCTGCCCACCTGAATTAAAATACCGGTCTATTCTAGCTCTTGGATCGGCCCAGTAGTCTGTGCCCATGTCCTTGGTCAGGCTGATTTGTACTGCATCTTTAATTAATTTTTCTACAGGGTCATACTCACCTTTTTCCAGCAAGTCTGCACTCTTAAGGATGGCACGTTCCAGTTCTTGGCGTCGAGTAAATGCTTCGAACTCTTCCATGAACCAATCAAAGTGTCCTTCTGTGAGATCAGGAATGTGTTGTAATCGAACTCCTGTGGTTGCAGATATCTGTTCTGCAGATGGCAGGGTTTTATGATCATTGCTGTGTTGGGCAATGAACTCGGCCGCTGGTCTCAAACTCCTATCAAAGTTTTCTGGATTGTAAATGTTCTGCACACGCACATAACTTTCTGCGTCTTGCAACATCATTTCTAGGAATAGTCGTTGGACTTCAAGTCCATAGTCTTTTAACAAGTTGTTTCCTTTAAAAAATACTGTAGTTTTTAGAATTGCTTACTAAAAAATCAACTGCCCGATCAATATCTGTTGGCAAATCTTGTATGGTCCAATTTCTATTTTGATCTACTGTGTTGTGATTTTTTTCGTATATGAATAAAAGTATGCACAAGTCGTGTAAATCAGTTGGGTTGATTAATTTTACAATATCAGCTATGTCTTTGCAATCACAATCGTTGATTACTTTGCCCTGTTGACTTATGTAAGATCGTGCAAATACCGTTTTCTCTTCTGGAGGTTCGTGATCGTTTGCATCACGATACAATTCTATTAGATAGTCTAAATTTAAAATTTTTCCAAAATCAATGGTTAATTCAGGAGGGTGGTCGGTATCTTGTTTGATTTGAGCATAAAAATCTTTTAGGTTTTCAAACATGCTGTCAAATTGATGCAACATAGATGCTTGCGAGTAGTTGACATTTTCAATCTGTTGTTTTTTATAAAAAACATTTTTTGCCCAGCCAAATAAATTTGTATGGGGATAAATTTTTCTTAACCAATGCTGGTCCCTAAACTCCAAAAGATCGCTTATATTACTGTAATGACTCAGAACCACTTGATATTGTCCGGTAGTTACTTGTTTTTTGATGTCGGCCAATCGTGGTACCAACACAGCAGATGATAGCGTTTGTCCCAGGTCAATTCGATGCTGTGGAAGAACAAAGGTTTTTCCAACTGTCAAAAATTCAGCCAAGAATTGCCCAGACCCGCCTGCCGGAAATAAAATAATTTTTTTATTGTATTTTTTTGACAAGTTGTTTCTTCCTTAATTCAATTTTGATTCGACTGGTTTCTCGAGCCTGCATAATAGTTAGCAAAGCGGCCAATCGCCCCATACAAATTACTGCATCGTTCACATCTTTAACACCCGCTGGCCACTCAGGCATGCTCACACTCCATCCCAGTTCTACAGCACGGTCTACTAGCCGCATGCCCGGCAAGTCCTGATCCGGAACCACAATGACCTCACGTCCAAGATTGCGTATCAGTCGGGCCTGTGTGTCATTGACGTCGGCATGTAGCACAGCCAAGCCACCAATACAGAGTGCATCAAACACTCCTTCGACCACGACGGCCGACTGCCAGGTGTCTCGTTGCAAATCTGTTCCGAACACATAACCCGGTGGTGTGTGATTGATATACTTGGGTGTGCGGTCGTCTAGATATCGCGTGGTATATCCCACAACTCGTTGCTCATGAGTAAATGGTACAACCACTCCAGGCCTGGCAGTCCACTTGGCATCACTAGGCGTGCCTTGGAGTCCGTATGGATAGTCTAGAGGCAGACATCTCTTTTGCAAGTACGACCACACTCCAGGAGTATTTTCATCTGCTATGACGAAATCATCTGGCAGGTCCGTTTCCTCAAAAGCAATATCGGCCAACACATTGGCCACACGTTGGCGATCATCTAACAGGCCTTCTATGCTACGATATTTTAGACTCTCAAGATTTAAATGTTCTATTTCCTCTACAGGAACACCTAGCCATTCTAAAAATCTTCTAGCCTTGAATCCTACATTACGACCCAGGATAAAGCTGGCAGTGAACCCACAGTTGAAACAGTGGAAACTCCAGCCTTTGTCAGTGTTCTTTATACCACCACGGCTTCTGCGGTCAGCTGATTCACCGCGGTGTACGCAACAAGGTGCATTGAAGCTGATCCAACCACCCGAGGTCTGCTTGCGTTTGCCGGGCAAGAAAGAGATTACATCGATCATGCTATATTATAGCACGTTTTTTGGCTGTTATCTATATAAAAGGTCAATGACATAGCCGGTGCTGATCACCACCATGGCACCTTGGTTGTTGGGTGGAACTGGATAATAAGGAGTATTGATTCCGGCGTTGGGTACCAGCCAATAACCCGAACCACCGTTGGTGACTGTGATACTTGCTATTTCACCATTGCCACCGATGGTGGCTTCGGCTGTGGCACCAGATCCTTCGCCTAAGATGTTGATCTTGGGTGGAGCCAGATAACCTGTTCCGGCATTTTGTAAGTTGATGCTGGTCACAACACCGTTTTCGCAGATGGCATAGGCCTGTGCCGGAATACCATTACCGCCGGGTACGGCAAAGATACTGTTGTTGAAACACACACGCAGTAACGGATGCCAACCAACAATGTTGAGATAGATGGTACCGGTGTAGTTGAGGTAGGTGGTGCTTTCGGTCACATTGTAAGGTACTGCTTCATAATCGGCAGCTGCCTGAGCCTTGATAGTTCCAGTGTATCCATCCAGGGTCATTTGTACTGTGGTCACACCAGATATGGGCTTGATAAAACTGCTGTAGAATTCGGTTATGGCAAAACTGTTCCAGTAATTGGCGCCGTTGGGATTGCCGTTCCAGTAGTAATCTCCACCGCCATAGTTGCCAAAGCTAGTACCATCTGCCGACCCTTGAGCCGACAGTTTGGTAGTGGGTATAGTGAGTGGACGACTGGGTAGATATTGTGGTAACACACTGTCCACCACCATAAGCGGTGCACGACTGCCTGATTGTGCATCAACAAATACCGGTTCGTTTAGGTTGCCGCTGGCTCTAGTTATCGAGTAATAGGCCGGTTGTGCCAGGATCTCTAGCAGTTGACTGGTCACAAGCGTGACCTTGGCACGGCCGGTTGCGGCATTGAGCGTGACCATGGGCTGTTCCAACAATATCACGGTTCCTTCGGTGTTGATCACACGGAATATAAAATCGCTACCAGTGATGTTGACTGGTTTTTCATTTTGATTGATAAACTCAAACAACAACACGTTGTCAATGCCTTTGTTTATGGTTAGAACTTTTGCGTACACTGGATTATACCTGTAGGTGAATGACGTACTGTCCGCTGTATCTATGGCGAGGACCTGTGTTATTTGCTGGTATAGATATAGTTGGGTCGAATACATACATATTATTTATGGACTGCAAAGCCTTCATTCATCGTGGTCGGTTTTGTTTTTGGTAAATATCTCGTGATCAATTTATTACATAATATTTATGGGTAACGATATCTTTTTAAAACTGGCCGACAAATACCCGTTTATAACTCTCTGCATGTATGCCAGCACTGAATATGTGGGTATAGTACAAAATCAGGACGATGTTGTGACCACGATTTACGATTTTGGAAGCATCCTGGATCTTGACGACAAACGGCGTTTTTTGGAACTGGCCAACATTTGGTGGTGGGAGAGCAATAGACAGATACCCATCAACATATTCCTCAAAACCGAATGGGATCCGTTTAGATCTTGTTTGCGCACTTTTATCAACAAAGATCTCACCGTATTACACGGACCGGTATGCAGTCTTGGCGAAATGGCCCGTAAAAAAAGCAAGAGAAAAAGCATCACTCTTGTTCGGAGGCTGGATTGATCAAGAATTTTTTGGCCAATGGTTGTAGCTTTACTGAACACATAATTCATCCAGACAGCAAAACTTGTACCTGGGCTACATTTTTATCGCAACAGTTAAGCACAGAAAATTATATCAACTTGGCCAAAGCCGGTGCTGGCAATGACTATATTTGCAATAGCACGATAAATTATCTTGAACATCACGATCTCGATCCAGACGACACACTTGTGATTGTCATGTGGTCCGGAGTCAGTCGCGCCGACATGTTGATCAGCGACGACTGGTATGAACAGTTAAAATCTGTGCAACCCAGTCGTTCAGATGGTGTCAGTAACTGGATCAGCTCTGGTGGAATTGCCAATCACTGGCAACAACGAAACGAGATAAGACCCATATTTGAATCCTATTACAAAATCACAGAACCGGTAGATCATTGCCTAAAAAGTTTGAGATACTTTATCATGTTGGAATCATATCTCAAGATCAAGGGTTATCAATTTTTGTTTACCAGTTTTATCAACTACTGGGGAAACCAACGTCCCTACTATGAAATCACGAATGATCATGTAGGCCGGCCAAACCAAGTCACAACAGATCCCATGATTGGGTATCATTGCAACCAGTATCCCATGTTCAAAAAGTTTGACTTTGACCACTGGGTTTTTGTCAACGATCAAAAAGATACCATATGCGAATTTGCACACAGGCAAGATCCCAGAGAATCATGGCATCCGTCGAATGCCATGCATGAACGATTCACCCGAGAGATTTTGCTACCGCGTATCCAACAAATTCATGTGTAATGCTACCAAGGCCGCGTAGCCAATGGCATGAGCTTTTTTGAACACAAAACCACGACTGTCATCACCGTCCCACACCGACTCAAACACTTGATTCCACGGTCGGTTCTGTAAGTGTGCTTTGCCAGGTCTAATAATCGAAATAAAGGCCGCCATTCTAGGAATACTATCTGGGCGCATGGTGTTTAATAACTCTACATAATTACCCACGTGCACCAATTGTTGTGCCCAAGCGGTATCTGTCCATAAACGACTCCATATGGGTGTTTGATCCAACATTGCTTGATAGTGTTCGGGACTCTTGATTAGTTGATATACCGACATATTCAATAAATCTATCTTGAAGTATCCACGTTGTTCGGCTGTTTCATAATCTATAGCCGCACACTGATTGACTGGATCACGTGGTATGTTGGTGACATACACACCCGAATTGTGTCGGCGTATTTGGCCTTGATGTACTTGATGTGCCGGTGTGGCCTTTATGAGCCGCAACACTGTGTCTCTGTCTGCTAAATCAATATCAATATCTGCACTCATTACCAACCTGCTTTCTTTAATATTTCCTTTGCATATTCTTGATCTGCTGGATAGTCGAGGAATTTTTTCTGCCATATATCAGCATCAATATAGGGCCATATCATGGCAACCTGTGTGGCATCTAGATCACTTAGGAATCGTTGTCCCGAGTCACTGTTGTAAATCACCCAGGGACTGATTCGACCGGTCGTGACTGCATACACCATGCTGTTGGTATTGCCATACCGCAAGCAATGTTCGGGCGGATTGCCAGTGCGTTCATTCCAGTCTAAGCCAAACTCCATGGCTCGAGCCATGGCATCGTTGACATTTTCCACTTGTAAATACCCAATCAAGTATTCAGTATACACAGTGTCTCGACACCAGTGATCAATCTTCTTGTTTTGTTTCAGCACCCATTCAACAAATCTGGCCGGATTGATAGCACGTATGTCCACACAGTATCGACCAAACCGCACAAAGGCCCGGTAATAAGCACTGTCAGCAAAGTCATCAAATGTTTTTAAACGTGCCGAACCTTGAGTAAGTTCATAGAACTTGAGATAGGCCTGGAATCCCAATCTCACTCCGGCTTCGTTTTGTTCTTGCCTACGACGGCGCGGCTCGCACGAATGTACAGCCAGGCTTGCTTCTTTTGCAAACGCTTTCTTACAGTACTGACAAGTGTTCATTCGCCCTGTGGTCGGAAGTGTCTAGTTAGATTGTTTTGTTCTATGTAAGGCTTGATGTCTTGTCTGTGCATGACCGATCCAAATACCGGTGCCAGCAAGGCCAATTCGTAGGCCGTGATATCTGGTTGCGGTGCATAGCGCCATCCACCAAAGCCAATTACCTTGTGTTCAGGAAACTTGGCTTCCTGTTTCTTTTTAAAAAATCCCATCATTTTGATTTCTCCTGTCCTAGTTCTCTCAAGTATGTATCCAATTCCTTCTTGGTAGTTATCTCAGCCAATAAATCCAGTTCGTCATCTTTCAAGTGCGCAAACAGTTCAGCCAACTGTTTGCGTACAGCCGTGTTTGTGGATTCTTTTTTCTTGGGTGCAATCCAGTTGTGTCTAAACGTGCCCAGCCCTGGGCTGACTGTAGTGGCCATCAACCACTGTAGTTTTTTGTGTTGCGTGGTATTTACAGCAAAGAACCGTTTGTTCAATCGCTCGTTGGTAGCAATCAAGTAAAACTCTTGTAGGTCTCGACTGCCTGATACCGAGCTACCGTATCTGATCATGAGAAATGGACTGAACTTTTTGCGTTCTTCATCGGAGAGCTCATCAAAGAACTGCCGGTTCTTGCTGTCAAACTGTGCCATCTCATTGGCAATGCTTAATTTATCTGTCATTGTTGTTGCTCAAATGATATATTTCTATGGCTCGATCCAGCGCATCCTGTACGGCTGTATTGGTTTTTGCCGCACGTCTAAGATCACTCCATAATTGATCTTCTTTCAGTTGATCAATTAACGGTCGGCCGTTACTGGTCCTGGGATCCCAACTGGGATTGGCCGGATCATAATCCCAGCCTATCACTTGTCTGGTTGCAGGATCCGCACCAAATTCTCTAGCATAGACCACGTTACCTACTCGCTCGTGTATGAGAGTTGCTCCAGGTTTCAGTGTGCCCATGTTACCAAGCCCGATTGTAATCAATGATTTCACAGTTGCGACTGATGTCTTTGACAAAGTATACGCAATCAGGTTGTTCTCCATCGGTGACTGGTACACACAGTAATTGTCCATTTTTGAGTTTGGGTGCGTACCAGGATACTTCTTGATACACATCCACAATTTCAATATCTAGAAAACTGGGACGGAAACTGGTTAGCGGATTGAACTGGAATGCTTTGAAGCCACGGTCATTTATGGCCGTGAGTGGCAACACTTCTAGATCACCCAAGTCCGGTTCACCAATTAGTATTTGCCAATCCACTGGCATGCGTATTCTATTATTGCCGATGCGTAGTACCAAGGCCGGCGCTGTGAAACTTTCCAAAAAGATCAAGGGTATGTAGTGATAGTCGGGCTCTTTTGGATCGCTGTTGTCCAGGATGGCAAATCTCATGTCATCTACTTCTTCTGGAAGATGATCGAGATCAAATGGTTCATTGTCTAGTGTTAGTATTCTCATAGTGTCAGTATAGCTGGTATTGATTGAAAATGCGACCTTTTATTTCCATTCCAGTTTCTCTTGCGTAAATGGATAGTTGGCTTCCCGATAAAAAGCCTTGCGTTTAGTCAAGTGTCGTCGAGCAAACTTGCAAGTTGAAGTCACGTCCCAGATTTCCACGTGATCTTTGTCCTCCGCTTTGCGAATGCCACGCCCGATACTCTGGATGACCCTGACAAAGGATTTGCCCGGTTCAATAAGCACAAGATTGAATATCCTAGGAATATTGATACCAACAGCAGCAATACCATAGGTAGCAATAATAATCTTGCCACTACTGACGCTAATTTCATCGTATTCATCCTGTCGATCCTTTGCTTTGGTTGCACCCGACACAAACACAGCTGATTCACCCAACAGCTCGGCCAATGCATGTCCAGCGGCCACTCTATCTACCAAGACCAAGGTATTGCCTGTGGCGTTGACCTTGGCTATCAGGCGTGCTATCGTATTTAATCTGTCAGGCTCTTCCAACAAGAACTTGAGTTCGCTTTGGTAGTTGGCAAATTCAGCATGGTCTACCAACTGTACCACGTTCACGTGGCACTGGGCCAGGACTCCGCGGTCCTGTAGTTCGCTGGCACTGAGTTGATTGATGACTGGACCAAGACTGCATCGAAGTGCTTGGAATTCGTAAAGTTCTTTGGGCACTGTTCCTGTGAGTCCCCAACGCAAGGGCACACGACTCATGACACCGGTCAGCAAGGACTTTAGAGCGTCAGCCTTGGCCATATGTACTTCGTCCACGATGACGCATACAACATCTTGTAAAAACTCTTGTATTGTGACATCACCTACACTGTTCTTGGTATTCTTTAGCAACACATTTAGGCTTTGCCAAGTGCAGATGGTATGCTGACGACCCCACTCTTTTCTGTCGCCAAAGAACACACCCACATCCTGTTGCATATTGATATAGTCTCGTTCGGTCTGTGTTACCAGGCTTTTGTTTGGCACGATAACGATGCTACGTCCGTGTGGTGCTACTGCATTGCTCAAGGCCGCCGTGATCACGGTCTTGCCTGCACCTGTGGCCACTTCTTGAATACATTGCGGATTTTCAAGGAAGCGATTGATAACTTCCACTTGATAATCGCGCAACACCATGGGTTGGCCCGCCATGGGATGACCCGCGGGCCAAGCTATATGACCAAACGAATGCTCGGTTACCTGAGCAAATTCAAACGTGGTGCTGTAGTCTCTTTGGTCGTCCAGTTCAATATCGTAGTTGAACTGTTCTAGTATAGGAACGATTTCTGGCAACAGGTTTACATAACTGCTGCCACCCAGCTGGAAGTAACTGACCTTGCCATCCCAACGTCCCAGGCGTACTGCAGGCAGATATCTGGCACCCGGAACATCATATTTGAATGCGTTTACTAACGCACGGCGGGCGTCAAGTTCTAGACCTTCTATCTTGATGTTGACTTCATCGCGTATGATGATTGTGGCTGTTTTCATGCTAGACTGACTCGCGTAATAAGTTGTTGCGTTTGTATAGTTTCAAGTAGTTGGGGTCTCGGTAGTGTTTCAATCAAGTGAGCAACAGGAAATCGATATGGTAGTAGTCTAGCGTGTGAAAAATATCGATATCCACGTTTGACAAAAAACTCCTGGTGCGTCATATAGTATTGTTGCATTTTTGTCAGTCGTTCCGCGACCTGATCGGCCGAATCCTCGTAAAATCTTGCCACAAAGTCGGCCGAGTAATGATTGAACGGAAGGAACGCCAAATCTGATATATACTCGTCGTTGTCCATGGCAAGATCTTCTAGGGTTTTTCCTATCTCCGCATAGTTCAGGCATACTGACCCAAATGGTGGATTGAGCATTCCGTACTGTTGCATCAGATCAATTGCAAGTGTTCGAGTCTTTGGCAAACCAAACCAGGTGCAAACAAATCTTGGGCGGTTGGTTCTAGTCACACTTTCGCATCTGTGTACTGCTAGATTTAATTCGGCCAGTGCCTGTTGTACCGGTTTGGGTGCCGCGTTCCAGTACTCGTGATTCTGTTGATCTAACAATCCGTGGAATCGTTCAAAAATATTGTGCAGGTAATTCAAATAATCCTGATCATGAATAGTGGTGAACGGTCTGGTAACAGTTGGCTGATAGGCATTGATTGTAGCGATACATTGTTGTATCATTTCTGTGGCACGGGCTATTTCCTTTTCTTTGGAATCAAACCCATAAAATCTTGCAGGATGATCTAGTGGATATTGATCTCGCAAGGCCATGCGTTCAAGCCATAAATGTGTGATTGGGTTATCAAGCAACTGAAACTGTAGTTTCAATCCGCCTGCGAGTTCAACCGTTAGACAATGTGCATCCATATGTTATTATATACTATATGTGGAGGTATTGTCAAAAAGACAGGCACCTAAGTGCCTGTGTAAAATGGGTTGATTGTGAATCAACCCAGGAGCTACCGTTTACGAATTTTTCATACATGTGCTTACTGCCAGAGACTTCCAGTTGGTTGAACTGACCTTGGTCAAGTCTGCGATCTTGAGTGCCATACGCAGGCTCATTTCTCTCAAGCGATCTTTGTTAGCATCCATGTATGCCAAGATCTCTTCACCTTGTTCGGCGGTAAAATCATAGTCCTGGAACAGATCGCCCTTGCGGAAGATTTGTTTGATACGCAAGAATCTATCACGTTGTGTATTAAGTGTAAGATCCAGAAAGTGACAACGACTCTGCAAGGCCTCTAGATGGTCTTGCAGTTTCTTGCTCTTGAGGTTGCTAAACTGCAAGTTGGTGATAAAGATACAGGCACCTTTGAAGTCAAAACAGTCAGGCACACCTTCACGTCTTAGCATGGCACTATCACTGTTCCAATAAATCCTACGCTTCTTGCCCGAATCTAATGCCGCCTTGAGAATGTTCAAGCTCAAGTCATCTTGGAATACCGAGTCACAGTCATCAAATACCAGGACGTTGCATGGATCCGAATTCTTGTACAAGGTACAGTACAGGCCAATCGGAGTCATGGCACCTTTGATGATTTCGTATTTGATCCTACGTCCAGCCAACTTGTCAAACAGTCCTGACTGTTCCAGTTGTTTTTCTACACCGTAACTCTTGCCCACTCCAGGAGGGCCAACTACAATCATGGCACGAACATCACCGGCGATTGTGGCCTTGGTCATTTGATCCAAGATATCAAAGCGTTCGCCGATACGGGCCATTACTTCGTCGTCGGTTTCTGCCGGGGCCGTTGTTTTGACTACAGGCACGGCTGTTTCAGTATTGCCACCCACGAATTCTACATCTTCGATCGTGTCAACTTTGATACGAACTACATCAAAATCTGGGCCAAAATAACCATCACTGTCTACTGTTACAAAACTGCCTTTGGCACCGGTTTGTAGGCCTTTTACCAGGGTAAATGCTACATCTCTTACGGGTTGATTACGGTATATTCCGTTTTTAATATTAACTTTACTCACGTTCAGCTCCTGTTTAATTACTATACTAATATTATAACAAATTGGGTATTTCTGGTCAACCACTGATGTTTACGGTTTTTCGGGTGTTGCACAAAAACAACACTCCGTAAACGCTGGGTCTACAGCACCTGATTTCATAATACTATTATATGTAAATAGCAGTTTTTGGTCAACCATAAAAAAACCCTGCTCTGAGCAGGGTTTTGGAAACTACAACTGTTTACGACCCAGTATTGCCGGCGGTAACGTTGAGATTGTAGGTGATGGTATTGCCTGCTTGCACGATCCAGGTCCATGTGCCCTGAGATTTAGGGCAAATATCTGGAACCTGTACTACACCATCGATAGAAACACTGCTACGAACATCGCCTGTTTGTTCTGAATTTATAGGATTTCCGTTGTAACATGGTACAAAATCAGTGGCTGTTCCTGTAAAAAATGTATAGATGTTGCCAACATTTGTGGAGTGTGCTTGATAATTGCACAGCACATCATCCAACAAGATACAATCGCCTCCGGTGACTGTGATGTTCATGGTTTTTGATCCGGCAAACTCGACCGGAAATTGATCAGAATTTTCCACGCTAAACAACACTGGCATGGGTTTGGTTATTGTTTGTGGATTGTCTAGTTCTTGATTGAGTGTGGACACAGTGTTATTGAATACTGTCACGTTGTCAATCGTGGCAGTGATTGTGACATTGCTACTACCGTAAGCAAGTCCTAAAAATTGTAATGTTCTGTTGGTCATAATATATTCTCCTATGGTATTTATACTAGACCTGGTCAAAGTGGTTGGCAAAGGCCCATTCTTGGTGCCAAGCATCTGATTGTGAGCCAGAGCTGAATTCTTTGAAACACGGAGTGCCTAGAGTGTAATGCAACAGTTTTGCTTGACTGTTTGGGCCTAGCTCGTCGGGCAACCAATTCCATTCAATAGGCAAAGCACCGATGTCTTGATCCGCTAACCAAGCAAATCTATGTAAATGGCTGCCGGTGTTTTGTTCAACATAGTCTGGTGTCAACTGGCGATTTTTGGCATGGTCGCAATTCCATATGATCACACTACTCCAGTTTTTTCTAGGATAATTTTCATTTTTTGCCCCCAAATACTTTGTGGATTTCTTGGTTGTGTAGGTGTGTTGTACCACCTGGCAGGCTGTTGCGTCTGAAAACAGTCGATCCAGACTGGCGATGTCATCGAGTACGACCATGTCGCCATCGAGATAAATTGCACGACCTTGATATTGCATGAGATACGGAACCAGGAACCTTGAATAGGTAAAAGCATTGCTGCCGTCGGCGTGGGTTTCTGTGTAGTCGTCCAGCAGATTGAGTGCTAGTGGAACGATGCTGACCGGGCGTGTGGCCCGTCTTATTATGCTGTTTGCACACACATGAAATGCCACAGCCTCGGCCGGATCATAGCCTATAAAAACCGTGATCAAGTCCGTCTTTCGATATCGTCTTCGTCGCAGGCTTCACCGTACTGTATTTCTACCACACGACATGGCACTTCAAAAGGATTGTACAATCTGTGCCATTGTCCCACCGGTATGTGTTGAAATTGGTGCAAGATTCGTTCTTGCTCGCCGTCGCCAAAATCAACCACGCATCGACCTTCGCTCACGTGCCAGTGTTCGGCTCGTTTGAAATGCCGTTGCATGCTGAGGCTTTTGCCTGGCATGACTGTGAGTTCTTTGACCTTGGTGCCAGCCACTTCGTGTAGCACACGGTAATAGCCCCAAGGGCGTTCGGTTTTTGTCATTGATGTCCCATGTATTGTAAACTTTTATCCAGCCAGGCCACCACTAGGTCTTGCTGTCTAAGATGGCCGTGTGCCAGTACACTGCGTTCGGCACTTTCGGGTATGAGTCCCAGTTCGGCCAATTGATACCAGGTAGTTGTTCTGGGATCCTGTGGTTTGGTAGCACTCTTGTAAACCACGGCATGTATCCAGGGATCTTGCACGTCTTTCTTGAAGAATCCAGATCGGCAGTCCCAACCCGACACTGCCAACATATGGATGAGACTGACCATGGTATGATGATAGTAGCATCCGGCAGCTTGAGTAAAGTCCTGTTGACCACGATATAGGTTGGTGGTCTGCGGCACACCAATATACAGCATGGCGCCTTCGTTGGCTGAACTCCACCAATTGGCCAGAGTTGCAACAGGATTTACACAGTATTGAAAACTGTCATGACTCCACAGTACATCGTAGGACAAGCTGTCTTGACACAGTCTCAATGGTTGTTCGAAGTCACCCGGGTAATATTCAACGTTGGCATAGGCGTCTGACATGGGAAATTGATCAAATTGATCTATGCCCACACATTTGATGTTGAGCGGTTCAGGAACATCATCTCGTGTGGTTCTAGTGGCCCACCACTCTAGATCCAGACCTTTGCCACAGCCTAGATCCACCAAAGTATTGATGCTGGCCATAAAGTCATCGTACTCGTACAGTTGATTCAGCACCGATCGACTGTGCAGATGGCTCTGTTGTGCGCTTGAAAATGTCATACTTGTATATCCTCCATTCCGGCTGCTCTAAGGCGTACCACATGCCCCAGCATGAAATTCTTACTCTCGAATGCTTTAATTATGCCTAAAAATTTGTTGCGTAACAAAGCTACCTCGTTGATCAAGGTTTCAAAGTCAACCACTTCGTCTTCTCCGTCCACGTACTTTTCAGCATCTCTACTGGTCAGCGCACGAGCATATCCTTCCAGATACTTTTGGAAGTGTCTGCGCCGAATCTTTCTTAACTGTATGTTGAGGTAGTTTAGTACTGCTTCAATCTCTTGCAGTTGATTGAATCTGTGCTCGGTAATGCCCGGAAGAGTGGTGATATTTTTTTCCACAAGACCGCCCACTTGACATTCGCGTTTGGCTTCCGATAATTCCAGTTCATAATAACTGATAAAATCAGGAATAGCTCCGAGATCTGCTGTAACTCGACTATACCACATGTTCTAATTCCTTTACTAGCCAAGGAAATGTTTCCATCCAATTGGTATTGCGTCTGCGGTCTTTCTCGTCTAGGAATATTTTTAAATTATGCATTTCTTCTTGGTTTAATTTACTGTTGCGTATCGGTGTTAGTATACCTTGCATATATTCTCGTGCCTGGCAATCCTGTTCTGTTGCGACCGGCATCAAGGACATTATGCGTTCAATGTCCTTGGCAAAGATATCCCCGTCCAGGACATTTGTTTTAAAATAATTAGGTGCAGGCTCGGCTGCTGAAAAGAAGTGTCCAACATTACGTTGTTTACGCCATACTGCCAACCGTTCTAGTAGTTCTGGCATGGTTTTAATAGTCAAACACATGATTGTTTGATTGATGTTTATGGTCAACCATTTTTTCTTTAATAGAAAATTAAAATTATCTTCCCATCTTTGTAAATTCAGGCCCCAACGAATGTACTCTTGTTCTTTGCCCCAACAATCTATACTACAGGTAATGTCAATTCGTTTGAGTTTACGAGTAACTAGTAATTTTTGAAATTTTTCCACAAATTGTTCTAGTTTAGATTGGTCAACCATGAGATTGGTTACAATGTTCAATTCACAATCAGCATTTGGATATTGCTCAATCATGTCTAGTAATTTTTTAAATTCTTGTTGATAAAAAGGTTCGCCTCCTAACACATGCATGCGTTTGATTTTGTGAAAGTTTTTTTCAAACCATTGCCAAAAATGTGGTACCAAATTTTTGTAATGTCTAGTAAATTCTGTTGCTAGAGTCACTCCGGATTTGACAAATGGACCGTGTCGTAAATTTTCTTGTTCAATAACAGAACTCAATCTGTCATTACAATACAAACAGCCAAGATTACAGGTATTGTTAAAATATACTTCAACCAGGGTTGGATCGACCACAAGTGCGGTAGGGTCAACATCCAATTCGGGCGGACTCAATCCTGGGATTGCTGTCATACGTACACGGTCACTTATACCGCCAGACTCTTCAATATTTTTACAATAAGAACAACTGTTCTCAGGCCATTCTCCTTTGAGCATTTTGGCACGTTCTTGTTGCTTTAACGGAGTATTGTGAAAATCGTGAAAATTTTCACCAGTTAATTCAGAAATTCCAGTTCGGTGACAAGATGCAGTTGATCCACCATTTAGATACAACGTACTCCAAGCCCATTTAAGCTGGCAAGCCGTTTGGGTTTGGATTGGAAAATATTTATTAGGCATTAATAATCATCGTCATAGTCGTCTTTGTCATCGTCGTGCAGATCCTCGTCGTCTTCATCCTCTTCGTGATTTTTGAGATAACTGGTCAGAGCACGTTTGATATCGGGCTCGGTTTTGAATACTGATTTGATTTCGTCAGCATCAGCATCGTTGTCAATTAACACTGCTACCAATGTTTCTGCGGCTTCGTCTCTATCCACAGTATTAACATATCGCTTTAGTTCGTTCCAGATTTCTCTACTCAATTCAACACTCATTGTTATTCCTCCGTTGCGGTTTCTTCAGTACTTACCACGTCTCGTTGATTTGCAAAGTCTGCCATGACTCGGTCAAGACATCCGTCTTCGTTGAGTTCCCAGGCCTTGCGGAACTGTTTGATGATTTCACCGTCGGTAGTCACAAACATGAGTCTGTTGCCATCTTTCTTTAAGAGACCTTTTTTCTCGGCCAAGTCTACCAGGCCCGAGTACGGGCTCATGCCAGTTGAGTAAGGAATCTTGACCTGTACACCTTCAAATGGTTTGGCATAGCGTGTTTTCATTACTTTGCAAGCGGACCGAATGCCCATTACATCTGTAATCTTGTTGCCGTCCTCGTCTTCTTTGAGCTTGAGTTTTTTCATGGCAACCACGATTGAACTTGCATAGATAAATCCTTGGCCGCCTGAGATCTTGTCGTCAGGATCAAACATGTCTTGGCTGGCATAGGTATGATTGGTGCACACTAGACCCACATTGTAACTGCCAAACATGTTGACACAGTTACGCACTAGTGCTGTAAGTGCTTTGGGTTTACGGCCCAGGTCGCCTTTCATTTCACCTGCGTCAAATTGGTTCACATCAGTGGGGGTCAACAACATGCCTAAACTGTCAATCACAAACATGACCTTGGGCCGCTCACCGTCGGGCAAGGCCTTGTAGTCGCTCATGAATGTCGAAATGGTCTTGGCCACATCGTCGATCATGGCCATGCTGAGTTTGAGTAGTCGGCCTTCACTGGTATCAACCCCTAGAGCCTTGAGCCAGTCTTCATCAAGAGCGTTTTCGGTGTCAATCAATACAACAAAAATGCCCTGTTGTTGTGCGTTTTTGATTATGTTGCCTGAACAGATGTAGCTTTTACCTGCGCCAGATTCGCCAGCAAACACTGTGACCTTGCCTAACGGAATACCTTTGTTGAAGTCGCCTGATATAAGATAGTTTAGAGCATAGTTACCGGTGCTGATCCAGTCGGTGGGATCGTTGAAACCGATACTGAGTCCATCAATGCTTTTGGTAATTTCCTTGCGGAATTTTGATACGTCAAATGGTTTGGCCATGATTGTTTTTCCTTTAATTTAATTGTATACTAAAACTGTTATTTTTTAAAAGATTTCGATAAACTACAATTCGGTAATCGGTCAAGCGTTTGTCTAGATCTGGTATGTTTCCAAGATTTAAATATTCGCCTAGTGGATCACGATCATGTATTTTACACCATTCTTTATACTCCACACTCATTTCTACAGTTTCCGATGGTTTTAATTGTAACTCTACAAATCCCAACAATTCATTATATGTATTTTCATCATGATATTCTAATCCAGTATCGTGACTTATGAATTTATTATACAAGGTACGACCCAGGTGATTAAATGACATCCTAAAATTGGCTATGTTATTGCTTAGACCCTGATGTAAAAAGGGATTTTTTATCTCTACCCAATTTTGATTTTTAACCTTGTACCTGATGCTGTTAAAAGATTCTTCAACATTGTGTACATTGATGTTGATTTTGTCATAGATTTCTTTGTAATTTAGTTTGTTTATCACATCACCCACTGGAGGGAATCTTATTTCATCCGGATAATTATCGTGTACTTGTTCTACCAGCGCAGAATTGTTATATTTGATTCGTTTGTTATCGATATCATACGGATGACTTTGGCTTTTTACCCAGTCGGCGTGATATGCATTAAGAATGTCTTGATTTAAATAATCGTGTTCTGAAACTGATTCAAATTTTTTATCTGTTAGAATTTCTATCCATTTATTAACTTCTTGAATATTTTCATGCAAAGTTGATATTTTTTGTGATATAGTGTTTCCACATTGTGGGTACTTTGATTCAAATTCATTGAGATTGTGAGTGTTTAAATAATCTACATAAAATTCTACAATAGAATCATTTAGACTTTCAAAAGGTATGCTATCGCCAGAATTATCAAATACCAAAGAAAATTTCATTTTTTGTATAGTAGTTTGGTCCAAATTTAAAATCTGGACCAATTTGATTTACGCCTTTTGACGACTACGGATCATGGCCAAGATATCTTGAGCCTTGTCTGTGGATGCTTTTGCGGCGACCGGTGCTGTGGCCACTGCTGGTTCTTCGTCATCAAAGTCGTTGGTCGCAACCGGTGCTGGTTTGGCCACTGGTGCTGGAGTGTCTTCATCTGCTACAGGAGCGGCGCCTGCTGGAGCTGCCACACCTGCTGGTCTAAAATATGCACCCCAACGCTCGGTGTCGTAGCTCTGACCATCGACACTGGCTTCAAACATTTCTTTGATGATCTTGATTTCAACGTCTGTGGGTTTCTTGGGCAAGAATGCTCCAAGGTCATACAGGCCGTGTTCGGTGATGGCTGCTTGTTCAGCTTCGGTCAAGGCTGATTCTTTACGGCTCCATTTACTTGAGTTGTAGTCAGCAAAGCCACCTTTGGCTGTTTTTGTAATACGGAAGTCCAAGCCACGTAATAAATCTGTTGGCAATTCTTCCAATTCTGGATCCATTAGGGCACCTTTGATAAGAGTAAAGATCTGAGGTCCAATAATAAATCTACGGATTGGGTTGGCTGGTGTCTTGTCATCAGCAAGCGGATTCTCACGCACAAAGCCTTGGAAAATATAACTGCGTTTTTTCCAATACTTACGACCCATTTCTTCCAGGCTCTTGTCTTTGAACCAGGTGCGTACTTCGGTGAGTACCGGGCAAGTCTCTTGCCACATTTCCATACAAGGAACTTGTACATACACTTGTTTTGAGTCCATCTCACCTTTGACGCCGTTGAACGGCAAACGAATCATTTGGCGCTCGGCCCAAAAGAATGTGTTTTTGGTGTTACCATCGGGTAGGAAGCGTAGGGTGGCCGATTGGCCTTCTTCCATGTTCCAGTGTGGATAAATTGATCCATCTCCGCCGCCGGATCCACCGGTGCCTGGTTTGTTTTCTGATGCTGCTAGTCTTGCTCTAATTTCTGCTAAGGATGCCATATCGTGTTGCCTTTCTAAGTTGATTTACGATGTTGATTTAAGTTGCCTTAAATGGTTGCCTACAGTTTTATTATACACGTCACTGATCGTGTTTGCTACTAAACTGGTTAAATTGCGTAGGTTGCCTGTTGAGCGCATATCTTATTATAGCATGCGCTCAGTTCTGTTACAAGAGTATTTATGACTTGGCCATGCCAGAAAGCTCTTTTAGGCGATCCAAGAAGCTGGTATCTTTGTCCACGGCCTTCATCTTGCCTGAGTGTCCGTACTGACCTTTTAAAGGACTTTCGTCGGTTTCCTCCTTGCCACCTAATTTATCTCCGATCATTTGCCCAGCAGTTCCTCCTGCGGCACCGCCTATTGTTGCACCGAGTGGACCTAATGCCCCGCCTGCTGCTGCTCCTGCCAATGTACCAACTGTTCCGCCGGCCAGTTGGCCTTTCCAACCTTCGTCTGTTGTAGTTGTTGTGTCTTTATAGCCAGATTTAAAAGAATCGACTGCGGCTTTCGGAATTCCAGCAACTTTACCAGCTGTAAATGCTGCATCATTGGTGCCGGTTGCAACTGAGTCAGCTGCCATATTACCTGCAAGTCCGGTCATTGTAAGTGCTTCATCGGTTGTTTTAACTCCAGCTAACTCTTTCATTCTGTCCATGTCTTTTTCAACCATGACTGGAGGAGCTATTGGTGCAGAAGGAACTGAAGACCCAATACTGTTTAAAGCACCACTTCCTAATGCATAGCCTGCGGCTCCACCTGCAGCAGCTCCAGCTAGCGCCGGCATCACTGAACTGTTTTTTTCCTCGTCATTGTCGTACAAGATTGAATTGGCCATGCCGCCATCTACCGAATGTGCGGCACGTTCAGGTGCATAGTCACCTGCGCTTTCACGTTCCATTCCGTAATCAGAATCTGGAATACCAGGGCTGCTACCACCGTAGCCGCCAATGCCTAAATCAGAGCCAAATCGATCACTTACCCATTCATATGGATCACCGGTACGAGCTTTTTGTACACCGTATGGCATGTCGTGATGATAATAGTCATACAATGCATCATACAACTCATCTGACAGGTCGCCACTTTCTTCAAAATCTCGAACATCACGTTTGAATGTGTCCAGTATGTGATCAAAGGTTGATCCGGTACTGTCACGTAGGACATTCTCGGTCAGGCCAGCGGCTCTGCGTAAAGACTCAAGTGTATCTTTTTTTCTGTATGGATTTTCCCAACTTGGATGATCGGGATTATTCCTAAAGTAATCGTCTTTACTACCGGCACTAGTAATGCCATTGTAATTCGATCGTTTTTTGGATTTTGGCTTTGCTATATGGTACTCACTCCAGAACTCTTCTGGATCGTCTAGCATGCTGCTGTATTCGTCGTAGAACTCATCGTAGTCCATGGATCCGGCATCGGCCATCATGTCCTGTAGCAGTTCTGGATCAGTTATACCGTGCCATGATTCTTCGCTTTCGGACATGTCTTGTTCTTGGTCATCCAAGTCGGCTGGCAAGCTCTCGGGCGGCGTCATTGTGGCGTCAGCATCGATGTTTAGTTGTTCAAGTACTGCACGCACATCAGGATTATCGCTGAGTTCTTGCATGCGGTTCAGCACCTTTTGACGGCAGTCAGCCTTAGGGTCCGATTCGGCCAACGTCGCCAACTGATCAAACAGTTTGTCGTCGCCCAACAAATCATACAGTTGCTCGGTGGCACCCGTGGCATCGGCACCTACCGGTTGCTCACGGCTCATAAATTCTAGTAATTTTTGTTGAGCTTCTGGAGTGTCCGGTGTGCTCCAGGTACCTTCTACCAGGCGATTGGCCCAGGCTTCAAATATGTTGGCTTCTTTCATAGCGTTTCCTTGTTGTTGTATACGAGCCAGCACAGGTAAGGCCTGCTCAATTCTTGCATCCAATGTCTGTTTGACAAACATGTGTTTTAAACTTTCAATCACCACATCCTGTTCGGTAAGATCTACCGGATTCCATGATTCAAAATATTCGGCATATCCACGTGCAGTGCCCAGCCGTTTGAGATTTTCTTTTAGCGTTTTACGATAAACAGCGGCTTCAGATACCAACTGGGCTGTGTCACCTTCGAGCACTGTTTCTCTGGCCACACCGCGTTCAAATCTACCCAGCACATTGAGTTCTTGAACTATGTCCACTATGTGTTGACCACGTATATCGTAGGGTCTACCACCTTGGCGCACATGTTCCAGCATGGCACGACCACCGGCCAACTTGGCAAATGGAAATTTGTAACGTTCACCTTCCACTGTTTCAATAAACAGACTTTCGATATAGAGATGACGTGCATCTGTTTCGTCAAGATTGCGTTTGTGTCGGATCATGAGTCTAGCTTCGGTAGGACCTGCACTCCAGCTCATGTTCTTGCGACCTTGCCAGCTTTCAAACAGGCCTTCTTTGATAGCAGCCTGTCCTTGTAGGCTATGACGCAACTGATTGATGTTTAAGGGTCTAAATCCGTTGAAGTTGGTTCTGGTGGCAAAGTGACGCAACTGTTCCATGAACTCAAACCATTCGTCCTTGTCGTCGGGATCTTCCATGGTCTTGCCCAGGTTATCGCCAAAGTACAGTTCCAATTCGTGTTCAGGAGTCAACAGTATGACCGCTGTGCCGTAGTTTTT